GCCAAAGCCCGCTGATTCTGAAAGAGACCGGCGATCGAATTTGCTGAACCATCCGTAGTCGAAATCAACTTCTCCAACGCCCCCGCGAAGCCGTACGTCTTAATGGCTAACGGGCCGGACTCTACGCCGAGTTTATTAAACGCCTTTTTCATATCCTCGGTCGGCTTCAATAGTCCGACTAAGACGCCTCGCAACTGCGTAGCCGCTTCATTGGACTTGACGCCACCGATCGTAATTGAAGCCAAGGCAGCGTCCAATTCCTCCATCTCAACGCCGAGCGAATTACCGATAGACTGCACACGGCCCAACGCCGTAGCCAACTCGCCAGACTTCAAGCGGCCCAAGTCGATCGTCTTAAAGAACTGCGAAGCACGTAGCCCCGCCATATCAGCGGATTCGCTATAGGCGTTCAGGGCCCCCGTCAACAATTGGACCGTGGGAACAAGGTCTTCACCAGTTGATTTGGCCAACTTATTAGCGGCAGTAAGGATATTGACCATATCCGCCGTGTCACTAAACTGGTCAGATATAACTTCCAGTTGGGCTCTACTGACCGTCTCCAAAGACTGGTTGAACGAGTCAGACATAGCACGCACGCTGGCGGCAATCTCGCCATAAGTACGCTCGGGATTGATCGCCCGAATGTTACTCACGTTGGAGGAAAATTCCATCGCTGCCGCCGCTGACTCCGTAAAGGCGTCACGGACAGCATTTATGCCGCGAACGAACAATTGCGTCTGCACGACCCGAGCAAATGTTTGCCACGAAAGCCACATTGACTCCGTGCCCGACTTAACAGCCTTGCTTGCCGGGACAAACTTAGTCATCGCATCGCGATGAATCTGGTCAAACGCCTGCGAGACAGATTGCCCCGTCTTGGCAGCCACCGCTTGTGCTCTGCCGGCATTGACGAAAAACTCGTCAAATGCCTTTACGGCATCCTTACCGCCCAGCAAAACGCCCCCGGACACTTTCTTTGACGTGGCATCTGAGAAAATGCCGCCACCACGGGTGCCCATGCCGATCGAGCCCATCGCCCGTTCGACAAAACGTGCTTCTGTGCGGAGGTCACGCAGGGTGGCCAGTGTCCGTTTGGCACTATCGGCAACAGAATCCAACCGGTTTGCGGTCGTACTAAGCCGATCGTTATACGACGTAAAGCCTGTCTTGAGCCGTTCAAGCTCGTCCAAGACCTGCTTTGCATTCAGTTCAAGAGATTGCCGAATATCTTCTGGCATTACACACCTTTTAGCGACCCTGACCACCCGGGCAAGGTCGCCTCTGCCGCCTCTTTCTCAAACGCCTTAGCTGCCGCCTCTTGAAAGTTGTATGGCCCTGGATTTTTCAAATGGAAGTACGGATTGCCGTTCTCATCCAAGAATTCATTGGCGTTGTGGTACTCATTTACGATAAGATGATTCAATGTCGTGCTGTAGGTGAAACTATAGTGACCATTCTGAGTCACCCACTCCAGCCCAACATTACTCAACCCCAACTCAGCCCTGTTGTACGCATTGGGGTCCGGCGTAATGTTCAAGGCGTACCCAACCTGGCTCGCCAATGGCGTGAACGTAGATTGCGAAGCCCCTGTCCACACCGGCACAATATCGACTACAGTAGTCAACCACGCAAACGCCCCTTGGACCAGCGTCTCAGTGAGTCGTTCGTGCAAGAGTTGCTTGTATTTGGCATCATCGAAAATCAGTCGTTTCAAATTATTTTTGAATTTCAACGCCGCACTCGTCATGCGTACAAGTTTGATCGAACGCCAAAATCATCGCCTGCTGCTTGACAGCACACTTGTCCCAACTCTCGGGGATGCCGGGCGGCCGAATGCCGACCCGAGTACACGCACGCCATATCGCATATATACCTGTGCGGTACTCGGGCCAGACAAGTTTCTTTACGCCGTCTGCATCCCAAGTTGAAAAAGCCTTCGTGCCTCCTCCAACTTCGACTCATCGAGACAGTTGGCCCCCAGTACCAGTCGATGAATACGCCGAATCTCGATAATCGTGAACTTGGCCTTTTTCAGGTCGTCTTCCCAGTTGAGCCAGGTCGACGGCTTTTCGAGTTTGACGGAGTCCCACTCGATTTGCGACGGTTCCAAAGACCGAATCACCAAGTACGCCTCCCTCTTGTTGGCGTGCGACTCAATAGCCGACTGGTAATCCTTATTCTCGACATCCGGCACTGAACGACCGCCTTTCAGCATCGTAGGCGGCTCGGGGATGGGGCATAGGCGATAGAAGTCGTCCATACTCTCTAGCCCGGCAGCCCGAAAAACGATAGTTTGATCGTTGCCCCGAGGGAGCACCAAAATGTGCTCACTCGGAACAGTGGTCGGATCAACGCCTGCAATCTTCACTTCATTCTCCCTTGTCTTAGAGATTAGCCGCGAGTGACCGTGGGCTCAGTCGCATTGCACTTTCCGCTGAGCGCAATCGTCCCGTCCTTGGCACTGTAGTCCAACTTCTCCCACCGAAAATCAGGGAATAGATAAGTCGTCGTATACTCATCACCGCAAGGGCGATCGTCCACAACTTCAACGTCGCAGCAATACGGCTCACACGCGGTGTCCGAAGTCGACACCCATTCCGCAGCATTCTCTATGCCCTTAATGGCCTCGACCGGGGTAATCGTCTCGCCCGTGCCCGACTTCACAGTGTCGAACACGAAATTCGAGCTAATCTCCATCGGCTGATCGTCGCCCGCGCGAACGGTGTCCAAAACACCACGGTCCAACTCGTACCGATACTCCTTGGCCTCAGCCCACTTCCAATCGCCATCGCCAACAGTGATCTCCACCTGCTGCGGAAGGAAGGTCACAGCCGCGCTACTGGCATAGCTACCCGCACCGAGGGCCGGGGTAAACGTGATCTCCGTAGTCGGACTCGTCGACTCAGGGGTTCGGGCCGTGACCGTATGAACCGTAGTGGCGGTAGTCTCGCCGGCAATCGTAAATCGAGCGCCGACCGGTACCAAATCCGTGTCACTGCCGTTCAACACAACACTCGTCAGATCAAGCGTCGTAGCGTCTGCCTCCGGCGCATCGCCGACCCCACCGTCCGCCGTCTCAGCAACGGCAACTTCAACGCTGCCGCCGCCAGTAACCGACGAGTCATCAATCACCATTAGGTCGAGCGACGTGGCAGCAAGATCGCCGATAAACGTCACAACATAAGAAGTGCCGGCCGTCCCAGTGACACTTACGTTGTCCTCGCCAATCGTAGTAAGAGCCTCAAGAGCCGACTGCAACTGAGCCGGTGTAATGTTATAGGCCAATGGAGCCGTCTCTTCACTATCGTACGTGACCGTGAACGTACCGCCGGTAGCGTCCGTCACAGTGATCGTCTGAACCTCGTCCGTTTTCTTGTTACTGACCGCCGTGCCCGAAAGACCGTCCTTGATGTAAATTGTGCAATACCGCAAATCAATCCGATTCATTTTTGCCCCTTCTACGAAGCCTCTACTTCCATCCGATATTTCCCGTTAATCTCGACTTGCTCGACACGATCAATCAGATGGACTTGACCTTGGTTAACCACTCTCACCGCTATCTCACGCTTGGGCACCAGGCACCCAAGATGCACTAGACTTGCCGGCTGCCCTGCCACGTAATCTCCAACTTCGCTCCCGTAGTTATAGACCGCGATAGGCTCACTCATCGCGGTCTGAAATGCACCGGCGTGGGTCTGAATATCGTAGGCCGATCTATTACCACCGCTACGTTGCGTTATAAGAACACTCACATCCGCATCCGCACGCCAATACTCGTGGCTAAGTCGATTCACATAGGGACCGGTGATCCGAATCTCAACGCGACGAACGGCTTGCATGAATGCGTCCGTTCGCTCACCTGCCCCATCCACCAGCACCGGTAGACCAAGCGATTCGGCTACAGCGACCATTGACTTAGCCACTGACCCCGTAATCCATCTAGGCCACGACTCTCTCATTCAACGTCCGCCCCTGCTGCCGGCGACACACTGGCAGTTGTAGTAACAACTGTCGCGGTATCCGACGCACTGCCCGCCACCAACCTAGCCGTCACAAGCCAGCCCGCATCAAACTCTGATGCGTCTATCTCTTCAATCTGATACTTCCACCCGGCGTACACGATCCAATCACTTGGGGTCAGAGAAATGCCATTGATATCTGCCCGGTCGATAATAAACGACTTCAACCCCACGTCGCGACTACCTATAGGCCCTTGTGTGTCCTTCGACATAGTGCTTTTACGCACCCTTCGCCACACGGTAGGTAGGATCACAGCCAACGGAATTGGGTATGCAGTAGCTGTTACTGACAACTGCCCCGTCTCATAGTCGACCGCCGACCCAGTTTGTTTGTACACTGTAAGAGAACCGCCGTACTGCCGCTTTAGCATGTAGAGTGCCGTTCGTATTGGCCGGTTCTGATACACGTTACTCAGCCTTCTCGATCATTCTCTCAAGAATAGATAGTGCTTGATTCTTCTGATCCAATGCACGCTCCAGTCTCTGCATCACAACGGTGTTCTGCGTAATGACTGTGGCGCATTGCTGCACCAACGGGAGAATCACGTCGCGTTGCTCACGCTCCAAGCACTCGACCCGTTGCTGCAATTTCCGCTCTCGCCACCAGTCTTTCCACATGAAAAAGACCAGCAGAGCAATCGTCACGCCGCCAACAGGGCCCCAAGTGCGGAGCACGTTGCAAAGAACGCCCCAATCCATAGCTGCCCTCGATGAGACCAGCCACCCGCCCGTATGTGGGCGGGTGGCCACCTACCCACTTACTTACGCAAGAACCACGACACACTGATCTTCATCGAGAACCGCAACACCGGCCAAAAGGTCGATGCTCACAACGCGGCCCTGATTGATTACGTCCTGCATGGCAACACGAACGCCGATGCCGTAGGCATCCTGAACGGCCGTCAGCATACCGGCACCATTTTGAGCCGCCAACGGACGAGTGACCAAACTCAGAGCATCGCGGCACATCGCCGGACACAGCGAGCCATACGGGCCCGGGAACGCAAGATCGTCGCCGTCGGCAACAGCCTTCTCCAGCGGCCGGTCAAGCAACACGTAGCACGAGGTCGTATTGATTGCCTCAACCTCGATCACCGTATACGTGTGCCGAGTTTCCGCCGTATTCCCAAACGACAGCAATTGTCCAACCTGCGGGCCCTTATTGGCGGTGTATCCGTCCAACGTGATCCGCTCGGCGTAGCCGGCCGCATAGGTCGTACCAGTCTGCAAACTGGCGTCCACATCGCACGCCTTGTAGATGGTCACGACCGCAGCATTCTCGACTGCGTACTTCAACGCTTCGTTCAACGTGATCGTATCAGTCTGCTGATCCGTTGCCCACGTCGGCTGGTCATTACCAGCAATGTTGACATACTCGCCCTCTTGAACGGTGTTGCTCGCCAACGCGATAGTGCCGGCATACTCAGCCGCATAGGTCGTTTCCGTCGCATCAGCCGAAATATCCGCGCCAGTGTGACAGTGGTTGGTGTTCTGGGCCATGTAGGTATCGAAACCAAGGATATGCCCCAATTTGGCAGTCGCCAAAGCCGAACCACCGTCGCCCCGCTCGCTCGCCTTGACGAATTTGTCGCAAAGCAACATCTTCGACTTGGCGTCCGACGACAAGATCAGCGAGCGACCATCGGTCGGCGCATTCTTGTCATTCAGAATCTTGTCCGCCTCGACCATCGTCTCATAGGCATTGTCCTCATCCATCGCCGCAAGGACGCCAGCACGAGTCGCCGGGGTGCCAAGGAACTCGTGGACTCGACCAAGCAGAATACGGTCGATGCCTCGGGCAATCATCTTCATTCGCGGGGCCAAGTATTTCGAGACAAGGTCCACATAGGACTTGCTCATCTCGCCCGGACGAATGATGAAGGTCTGATTGAACCACTGATCCAGCGGGACCTGAATGTCCGACGCCTCAGCGTCCTGAACGAGTGTCGACGCCGTGGTGCTATCGGTACGACGACGCAGCTTGGAATCAGCCGGCCGCTGAGCATGGACCAGATCGCCGTAATCCGCCACCTCATTCTCGAACTGGCGATTAACAAGATGGGCCACCACCATATTCTCGTACAACAACTCCAGAGCCGACTTCGCCCAAATCTCAGGGATGAAAGCATCAAGGTCATTCTCGAAACAACTGAACTCCACACAATTCTCATAGCAAAGCATTTATTGCCCCTTCAAAGAAACACGAAACAAAACTTACCCCACACCCGCCTACTTCTTTCCGAGCAGTCGCGGGTCTTTCTTGCACATCTCGTGAAACTGTTCCTGCGTCATGCGTTTCCAGTCCACTTTCCCGGCTTGAGCACCAGAGCCAGAATCCGCACCAGCGCCCGATACCACGTTACTCTTGAAAAGATTCGCCATCCGCGGGTTACTCTTCATCTTCTCGATAGCTTCAGCCGGGGTGATCTTATTCACAACGGGCTTGCCATCAACAACCTCATTAACTTCAACGACAACCTTGAACACGCCGGTGCCCTTACCGGCCGCATCAAGCACTTCCACCATGCTCGTCTGCGGACGCAGCAATGCGAGCATCTGGTCAACGTCAAACGCCTCATGCGCCGTCGCAGCGGCCCGCAATTCCCCGTTAATCTGCGAGGACTGATACCGCTCCTGCCACGCTTGAGCCATCTTCTCCAACTCACTAGCTTTCGCCGACAGGGTTTCCTCGACTTGCTTCTTCTCCCTCTTCAGCAAATCCTCTCGGCTGTGCAGTTCCTTCTCGACCGCCTCCAACGACTCGCGGAGATTGTCCCGTTCCTGCTCCGTGAGATTTTTATTAGTCAGCAATTCGGAATAGAGCCTCTCCTGCTGTTCCAACTTGGTCTTGAGTTGTGTCTTGAAGACAGTCTCGGCCTTCTTGCGTTCCTCGGCCAGGTAGGCGTCCACCTGAGCCTTCGTGAAGACTTCGGGCTTCGGATCAGGCTTCGGATCAGGCTTCGGATCAGGCTTCGGATCAGGCTCGCCCTCGTAACAACTCAACTCGTAGCTAATCCACAGATCGCAGAAACTCATGTTTACTCCCTATTAGGAAACTCTGTTCAAACGAACAACTTCATCGTCACGTAGAAAAGGTCGTAGCAACGACCAGGCATGGTAGCTGACCACACCGTGCATTAAGTGCTCGATCGGTACGTTGTCACGCTGATATTCGGTCGCGACGTTGGCATAGCGATGCGATTTGATGCCCATTGCCTCCATCTCTTGTTCCGGGTCGCGGCCATCCAACAAAGCGTGAGCAATCTCGTAAGTGGCCCGCCTAATAGCTTCTGGAACTTCAGTATCAGACCCTCGCGGGAATTCAGTTGTCTGTGCCAACTCGGCCGCGTAGACCTGGGCGGTCGTGACATAGCCGTACCCGATTGCGTGCTCGACGGTCTCGGCACCGGTGGTTGACAACAATATGTAAACAGTGGATTTGTACCCCTTGAAGTTGAGCGAATCGATTATCCGTGTCGCTGCAAGCAAAGCCCTCGGACGATCGAGCGGATTGGCATTTGTCCACGCCGACTCATGGAGACGTGCGGCAAAATATGCCGTAGCCTCGTCAATGTCACCATAATAGCTATCGTCTATTGGCATCTACAACGCAATCCAAGAGTAGTAGCAACCGTCGCTCGAAAGCGTCGACACGACGCTAACAGTGGCGTCACCGTCGCCCTTCGTAGTTTCGACAACATCTACCGACGCAGCATGGCCAGCAACAGTCTCTTCGACAGCCACTACTGCCGTGTTCCCGGCAACGGTTTGTACCACATTCACTGCCGCAGTGTTGCCGGGCGTAGTCTCCGCAACATCAACAGTCGCCGCGTGGGCTGCCACGCTCTCCGTTACCGTGACCGTAATCTCGTTGGCAGCAACCGTCTCTGTTACCACAACCGTCAACTCATTAGCAACCTGGGTCGTCGCCACACCGACCGTCAGAGCCGTGCCGGCTACCAATTCCGTCACCGCGATCGACGGCGTGTCACCCGTCAAACTAGCATCATTGGCAGTAATCAGAGCAAGGTTTTGCTGGGCCAGGTCGTTAATGAACTCAATTTCGTACCCGGCGGGATCGCCGGCAGTCACTGAGACGTTGCCTTCGCCGATTGACGAAAGTGCTTCAAGCTCGGACTCAACCACAGCAACCACGGCGTCGAACGCAATAGCATCGGTCGTCTGCTCACCGTAGGTGAGTGTGAACGTCCCACCGGTCGCGCCGGAGACAGTAACATTTTGAATCTCATTCTGCGGCGAAGTTCCGGTGAGATTAGCCGCGTCAGTGTAAGCGTAGGTGCCAGTGAATTCGACCACCCACCCCGATGGGTCGCCATCAGTCACAATAACGTCACCCGGATCAATGTTGCTCAAACCCTCAAGAGCCGATTGGACGGTAGCTGCACCGGCGTCGTAGGCGATCTGAGCCGTGGTCTGCCCATCAAAAGTAAGCGTGAACACGTCGCCATCAATCGCACCCGTCAACGTCACCGTTTGTTTTTCGTTTGCCCCACCAACTCCGGTCAAATCAACCGCACCCGTGTACGACTTGAAAACAACATCCCAGCCGTCGGGATCACCGACTGACACTTCAATGTCGCCAGGATCAATGTTACTAAGGGCCTCAAGGGCCGCTTGCACAGTTGACGCACTCGCGTCGTAAGCAATGGGGCCTGTGGACTCGCCGCCGAAAGTCAAGATCACCAAATCGCCAGCAGCCTCATCCGTCAGACGCACAGTCTGGACTTCATACTTACCACCCACGCCGGTCATATTGGTAACAGCGGTTCGAGCAAGACTGCCGATAAACGTACAGTCCCAGCCGTCTGGATCGCCTGCGACTACCGACACATTCCCGGCACCAATGCCCGTAAAAGCCTCAAGAGCGGCTTGCACAACCGACGGGTCGGCATCATACGCTAACGCATCCGTCGATTCGGCACCAAGCGTAAGGATCACATGGTCCCCGGCCGCTTCATCGGCCAGGCGAACGGTTTGCGTCTCGTTAACCCCGCACACGGCGTCGACCGAATCAACGTCGGTCTTCGCCAAATCGCCCTGGAAAGTCAGAGTCCACGCACCTGCCGACCCACCAACTGACACATTGCCAGCACCAATAGTCGTCAAACCTTCAAGAGCCGTCTCTACTGTTGCGGGGACAGCGTCATAAGCAATGCCGCTTGTCGTTTCATCTTCATAGGTGATATACATCAAATCGCCAGCGGCCGTATCCGTCAGCGTGATCGTTTGGACTTCATTAGTCCCGCAGACGCCCGTAATCAACTCAACAGGTTGCCGAGCAAGATCACCAGCGAAGGTTATAACCCAGCCGTCGGGGTCGCCGTCTTCAACTGTTACATCAGACTCGCCAATATTTGACAACGCTTTGAGAGCCGTAGCCAAATTCGCCGACGTGATATCGTAGGCCAACTCACTGGTCGACTGCCCGTCGAACGACAACACCATCGTGTCGCCCGCAACGGCGTCAGTAAGCGTTATCGTCTGAACCTCACTCGTGCCACAGACGCCGGTGATTGCCGCAACATCCGTCCGAGCCATATTTCCTGTGAACGTGACCTGCCACCCGTCCTCGATCTCTTCAACTTCCACGTCGTCGACTTCGATATTGGACAAGGCTTCCAATGCCGCCAAAACCTCAGCACCTGTCGCATCGTAGTCCAATGCAGACGTTGACTGGCTGTCAAAGGTCAACACCATCGTGTCTGTCACCGCTGTCGCTGAGAGCGTAATCGTCTGAACTTCATCGGTCCCGCAAACGCCGGTGATCGCGCCAACGTCTTGGTCTTCCAAGTCACCCGTGAATTCAACGACCCACACCGAGTCTTCATCACTCGTGACAAGGGCATTGCCCTCGCCCACCGAAGCCAAAGCCTCAAGGGCGGCCTGGACCTCAGCAGCCGAAGCATCATGTGGCAATTCAGCAGTTGATTCACCGTCAAACGTCAACACCATTACGTCAGGGTCGGCCCCGGACGTGACCGTAATTGTCTGCGTTTCTGACACCGCTTGCCCGGTAATGGTCTCAACATCGGTCTTAGCAAGATCGCCACCGAAGGTAGCCGTATAAGGCCCGCCAGCATCTCCGGCAACAGTGACGTTGCCTGCGCCGATCGTCGATAGGGCTTCCAAGGCTGCTTCCACCGTAGCCGCAGCGGCATCCACAGCGATCGGGTCAGTCGTCTGGCCACCAAACGTGAGATCAAACTTCCCACCGGCCGCCAGATCATTGACCGTAATCACCTGAACAGTGCTGTGAGCCGGATCAGCTACAATATAGACTGAGTGAATATCATCAATAGGCAACTCAATTTCGTCGCCTTTATCAAGGCAGAATCCGGTCGACGACGTGACGCCCGCGACACCAACGTAAATTTCCGCGTCATTATCGGGGTCCGCCTTAATTGTCACACCGTAGTACAATTTAGCGGGCCCGTACCCAGTTTCCACAATCTGCTTCGCTACGCCGTCGACACAGCCCCCGCCAGTATAGAATTTACGCATGAATCTGCCCCGAGATTAGCATTAGAAGGCGGCGGCCCGCCCCAGCCGCCGCCCATTGAAATCCGCCCAAAGCGTGGCGGATGTGATCTGCCTACTTACCCTTGCCCCGCACTTTTGCCTTAGTCGTGTCTTCCAGGTCAGTTTGGCGGCTCAGTTCCTTCTCGTCTTTGCCGCTGTCAACAGATAAATCCTGTATGCCCCGACCGCCCGGAACTGCCCCTTGTGCTGTTGCGATCCTAAGAATCCGCCGCAAATGGTCCGCCTCAGCCTTCTCTGCCTCCTCGGCATCGAACCCGAGAGCCACGGCCGCAGTCTCAGTCCCACAGATGCCTGCTTCACTACACCTTAATATAGTATTAGCATCCAAAATAGTATAGTTAGAATTGTCAATTTCCTGGAAAATTCTGGATATTACCTCAAGACTTACCCGCCCGTTAAGCAGCGTCTGTACGACACACTTGGCAATCTCTTTTTTCACCAGTTTTCCTGGGATTGCCGCCATAATTTCCAAGAATTTACTTGCCTCGGTTAAGCGGTCCTCGTCGGTCTTCAGGCTATACCGGTCTGGGTACTTGATCGTAGCCACCTTGCGACCAGACGGCTTCTTGGACTCGTAAGCCGCCCAATACTCTGCAATCTTTCGCTCGGCACCCTCCAAAACCAGTCCAATGAAGCTCAACCCAGCCTCCAAACCCTGATTATCGAGTGTTTTCGACTCGGCCGACGCCCTAGTAGCCAGCGACATCACGGCTAAGTTCACCAATTTCCTGATATCTTGCTCCAACTTCTCCTGAAGTTCCATTGAAGCCCTAAGCGGCTCAGACGAAGGGTTGATGTAGTCCGGCTGATTGGTGTCTTTCGGATACCGTATCCCGTAGGTGGCCCCAACCTTCCGCTGGGGCTCAGCAGCACCCTGGCCGCCCGCCATGGCCGACCCAGACGAAGCACCCTTCAAGTGGGTCCCCGCCCCATATTTATCCCCCTGTTCGACATAGATTGGGAAATTCGCATTGACCGCCTGATTCACATCGCTGGAAGCTAGGTTGAGCAACGCAATCTGATGTTGACACACGTCGGCAATCAAAGAGGCCCCGAGATCAATCAGCACGAAGGGGATACGAGACAACTCCAGTAGGATCGGACCCGCCGGGTTCCCAGTCTGGTCAGTCTGTTCACCTTTCGCATTGTAGAACTGCAATTGCACCTGCCCATCAACCAGTTGCAGGTGGCGATACCTCTTAGCTTCTTTAATAGGTAGCCGAGTGCTCTCGTCATATTGCAGAACAGTATCTTGCAGAAGAAGAGACTGGAATTCTGACGGATTCTCAGGATCGGTACACGAGTAAGACCGAATATCTTCGACCTGGTACGGGTATATGTACGGGCGTACACCCAATGTATCACTCAAGCGGCTCCCCTTGACGATCGGGTTGTCGACATAGACGCCGACGCGGCCCATCACCAAGAGATCAGTCAGCACCTTAGTGCCAAGAAACATCGACATGCTGGAACCGTGCCGATCCACGCCGCCGTTCAAACCATTGACAGCCTCTTGGTACGCTTGACTGCCGCCAGTCCGCAAAATATCTCGCATTCGCTGATACACCGCGTTGCGAATTTCCAGGATGACGGCCTTGGCGAAAAGCGGCCACGGAGTCATACTCTTCCGAATATGGAAATCCTGTGGGTCCTCGCGCAGGCTAAATTCTCTCAAGTACGTATCGCAAAACGCATCCCCGCCGTTAAACGCCAATCGCCACTTTTCCCAATCGGGCATGGAACCAGCCACAACCGGGTGCATAAACTTTATGAGTTCACTGCCGTTCACCTAATCCGCCCCAATTCTTCCGACATACGCGGAACTTTGTGCAATGCTATCTCAGCGTAATTCAGTGCGTGCGCGTAGTGATCCATGCCATCGCCCGTCGTCTTATAAACCACACTCACTGACCCATCAGACTCTCTCTCATATGTTCGCACCAAACATTGTATGTGCGAAGAAAACACGCCAGGCAAATCCCTTGGCAACTCTATAGTTGTCGGGTTACATTTGAATCGCCCCAACGATGTAGACAACCATGACGACCGATCGACTTTATGCAGCGGCGCACCACTGTCTTCATCTGAGGTCGCAATCTCACGCGGTGCCTTACCCCGTTCATAGCGGCACATGCCCGCATAGCCAGAAAATTTTCGACAAAAACGTCTCGCCTCATTTGTCTCAGGTTGACAGTCGACAACTGCATATAGAACCTGCCATTCGCCCATCAAGTGATACAGCAAGGACCAATCGTCGCCAGGAAACGACCCCGCCCACAGTACGCGACACAAATAAGCCGTACTCAAGTCGGATAGGTCGGGCGATATCGGTATCCATTCACACACGACCGCGTAATTAGTTGCCCCTTGATCTACCCCCATGGTGATTAAACGAGCCCCGCCGACTACAGGCCGTAACGACTCAATAGAGTAGTCGCGGATCGCGTTCAGTACCATCTCCTCCGTAATCCTCGCACCTGAAGCAACCCATGGCACGCCCAACTTGCTGTTGAAAAATTCCTTTGTTGCAAGTTCATCGTTCCTACTTTTCAGATAGGCGACGACGATCTCGCCCGGGGACATCGTGAAACTATATAGCTGATTGATGTGAAACCCGCGAACATTCGGATTCGTCTTCGACGCTACCCACTGCCCGGCGGCCAAGAAATCGGGTTTCTCTTCATGCGGTAGTTTTCGACCACACGCCGTGCATTTCAAATAAGATTCAGCACAACGCGGATCAGACCCGTGTTCACCCACAAGTTCAATGCTGTCCGGCCAAGTAAACTCGATGTGTTTATTACAGCCGGGGCACCGAAAGAAAAAATGTTCCTGTGTTGAATCAATGAATAGTTTGTGTATGCCGTGCTCCGGGATGGTCGGCGTACTGATGCCCCACGTATGTTTATGTACCTGACCGGATAGCCGCTCTTTGGCCAGCACGAGTACGCGGTCGATATCCATCTCATCCACTTCGTCGAGGATAAGTTCCGATACCGGCACGGACTTAAGCCCAGTCCTACTCTTGGACCCTCTGATATAAAGTGAGTTTGCCCCAGCCCGTTTTAGCTGCACTGAATTGATATCAGTGAACATTGAGCCAATGTATGCACTCAGTTCCAAAGCTGAGGAGAATCGAGTCTTACTGAAGTCGCTTGCAGCCGACGCAGTCGGCAGCACATACATTACATCCCGCTTCAATGCATCCAATGTGTAGAAACTACGATTGATAGCGACTTCGGTTACACCAAGTTGAGCGCCCTTCATCACGTAGGACTCGGGCGTCCAGGTGTCATGCAGTTCTTTCACCCACGGGTGCCGAGACCACGCATACGGCCCGGGAAACGGGGCCCCCATGACCCGCCGCTTTGCGGCCCACCTCGAACAACTTGTTAGCGTCCGCGATACAAGCCCCTTCGCAATCGCGGCCGCGAATTCATCCCGCATTAAAATACGCTTTCACGGCCTGCACCGAATTCGTCCGCAGCACAACCTTGCCGTCTTTGTAGACGATAAACGTAGGAAGACTCCGCACCCCATACCGCCGCAGTACGTCGGGGTGTTCGTCCGCATCAAACCGAACAACCTTGTATCCGCCAGCCTCAATCTCATCAACGATAGGTTTTGCAGCTTGACAAGCTCCACACCATTTCGCAGAAAAGACCACTAGATGTGGCTTGGACTCACTGGCCACGACATATTGTCTGACCGCGAAGAACAATACGACAGCAAGTAGGAGTAGAAGATATTTCATAGGGCCGCGATTACAACAGGTGCCACGGCCTTGGCGACTTTGATCGCACCCACAGCCACTTTCTCAGCGACTTCCAACTTAGCCCGCAACACATCGCGGCCTTCCGGCGATCCCAGCTTGGACTCCAGCACGCGGTCGAACGTAGCGTCCAATTCCTTCAACACCTGGTCGGGGCCTTCGCCCAACATTTCGCGGAGCCCGCCGAAGAAGGTTCTCGGATCGCCGTCGAGCACGAAAGCATCCAGAATTTTCGGCACCTTCCGAAAACCGCGTTCCCGAAGTTCGATCGAAAACTCTTGCGCGTCCTTACGGTAATCCGCAATCTTCGTCCTGACCTTGGTCTTGAGTTTGAGACCCCGGGCAATATAGAAAACAACGGCGGCCAAAAGCAAAATCTGAAACAGCGTCATCTGTTCTCCCCCTCATAGAAGCGATACGCAAGCCCGGCAACCAAGGCCGCGACAATAATCAACAATCTCCAGTCCACAACAAAATCAACTCTAGGCGGCCCGCCACCACTACCCACGGGATCGGGCGGATCGGGTTGATCCCACGGACACGGCCGAATAGCACGAGCCATGGCCCCGTAGAGTCCCTGCGAGGTTATAGGGATATTCTCACCCCATGCCTCATACAACACCTTGCCTTTATCATCCTGCAACCGCACAGCAGGCAGCCCGGGTACGTTATAGGCTTGAATGCCGTCTTTGTCGCTGATAGGGTGGAAATGCACCTGGCCCCGCAGCGATTTCAAATTGTCATCCGATTCAAACCAACGAATCAATTCGTTGTACTGCTCGCCCGTCCCGACCACGCTGACATGCCACTTGGTCCCGTCCTCCGGGAGGTCGACCACCTGTTCCATGCCGACCACGCCCTGCCCATAGCAACTACCACACAGTAGTATGCCAATAATTAGCCCGTACTTATACATGAATTACCCCTGTCCTCGCCTTAATTGCCAGTGCTTGTTTAAGTGCTTTACGCTTAGCCGCCTCACGGCTGGATTTATCCCCGGCCTTGTACGTGTACTTTGCGCCCTTCGTACCATACTGGTAGGCCGGTTTACCGTCTTTTGTCGTTCGATGAATTGGCATCAGTAAACCGGGCTCGGTGCCATGGGAGTGTACAGGAAGGTGACAGCCCAACCGCCAGACGCCCGCCACTCGGCCAAAAACCGCTTTCTAGGGACCCACTTAATGTTCCCCGTGTCGTTGTTGTCAAGAATTGCAGCCCGCTCGGCGTCAAGGTGGACGAGCGTAAGCATGTGGCGGCCATTCATCCACACCACGTTGCAGCCTCGGCGGGTGCGAAAAGCCCACTCCAAAAACGCTTCGTCGCCAGTCCGCGTCTCGGCATAGGCGATGCCGTCCTTCTTGAGTTTTGCCGCAAAACTATCCGGGCTCTGCCCATTGCCGTAGGTCTTACGGTAGTAGTCTGCCGTGTTGATCCGGTTCATCCACCTGAACAAGGTGCAAGAACTAGCGATCACACAACTCCCCTGTCGCTGGCTACCTAGCCAGTTCGGTTGGCGATATGCCATAGGCACGTCCACGACCGGGATAGCTGCAATCGCACACAGTAGTAGCAACGGTCTCACAAACTCGACTCCTTGATAAGACGCCTGATCTCACCTTTTAACGTGTCTACCAATGGGTCCGGCGTGTCTCGCACATATACTCGCTTGCGTGGCTTATCTGTTAGATTCGCTCGCTTACAGTTCAACGGGTTGCCATCGATAAAACGAACATATCCCTGTAAGCCCATACGCTCGCCGACTACCCGGTGCAGGTAGACTTTCCGCCGTACCCCGCCGCGAGCCGTAGCGAGCCGGTAGACGTATTTCTTCCCCATCACCCAAGACCACTGCACCACATACCGGAAGTCTTCTGGGCTCAGATAAACTATCGCCCCAGAACTTGAGCCAACGGCATCGCGTATGCCAAAGCAGTCAAGGTTGTAGTGGATCAGCATTCGCTTGCCAGATGGGCCCTTACTCGGGACGGATTCGATATTTGATCGACGACAATTGGTGATATCGCCGTCCACGCTCCGCAGACGAATGTAGTCCGGCAGTGCCATCCTGGCGGCGATCGCCAAACGGATATCCGCCGCCGTGTACCACTTCTGATCGAATATATCACTATCCCGGTCATCTACCGTGACATCGTAGCTGCCAATTTGCATTCTCATTTCAGTCTCTCCGGCTTGAGCAAGATGCCCGCCCGGCGGTAGCGGCGTACCAAGCGGTTGGGATTCCAGCGAGACGCGGATTTTGATGGGCACAGGCCGAGGGTAGAGTAGATAGCGGCGACCGCCTCGGAACAGAAGATCGTACGAAGGTCCTCGGGGCGGAACAGGTGTTCAACCCACGACAAACCGATGCCGGCACTTCTGGCCGCCCCTAGCTTGTCGTAGGGCGTCCCTATCAACGCTGTGAGCACGGTGGTGAGCCGTTGTCGTTCAGCGTGGTAGAGGCCTCGGTACAGCGGATACAGCCACACCCGGCCTCTATATCGCTCAATAGAGGCATCGATGGAATGAGCTTGGAACCCTTCGACACTACGCCCCGCGATTTCACACGGTAGCTCATCGAGAGTTGTGGATTCCCACAATAGGCTACGACCATCCGCGGTGTCCCCCACGATTGCAACATGGCTGACGCCCCACCTGGGAACACCATACGTGGCTATATTCACCAGATCACTGATGATATTAGCCCCACTGAACCCTAGTAAGTCGCCCGCTTTCATCTTCAATTAGTCCCCTACTATATTTGTTGCATAAGTGGCTCACTTTACGGGACAATTCCATTTATTTTCCGGTATTTTAGATCACTCTTTTAGTGATGTTTTATTTAGATGCTGTCGAAACCTAGAAAATGTTACCACTTCGGTGAGAGAGGCCGTTCAGTGACTAGTGTACATCTGTGCATATGTAGTATGTTTACTTGACTACTAATATATTATTTGTAAAGTGTTGCCAATAAACGAGTTGCGGCGAATGTTCAGTAGTTTGTAATGTTACCACACCGAACCCCAAAGGTAGTAGTCGTTAAGTTCTTTCCCCGCAACACTTTACGTAGACCCCCTCTTTTGCTGGTACCCATTGTAGTAAATCAACCTTTCCACGATAGGCGCAAAAAATGCGCCGTGATTTTTTTTCAATATCTGAGTAAAGTACGATTTACTACAATCACTATTGCCAATAGAGGGGTATCGTTGTAGGTCATTGCCAGAGAACGCATTATGAAAATTCTAATGGGGGGAAAGCGCGTGTGGTATCTTTTTTGTTTACCACAAAAATTTATAGCCATTGTGGGTATGAATTACGTATTGTGGGTGGGTCGTTCCCCATAGATATGTGTACCACCTATGTGGATTTTATTTAATTTTGATGTGGTAAACATAGCTTGTTACCACTCGGGTTTTTGCCAGATGGGTGGTGTACTCTTGTACATAATCCTACGTAGTATGGGGTATGGGCTATGCCACCTATGGCTATTCTACAGCTATGCGAGCAGACGTGCTGATTAGGTGAAGATTTACCTATATGTATTGGTCTGCTACCCACCCGTGGTGAGTATATTTATACTTCCTGCGGGTGGTTGGTACTACTTATTGATTAGGCGTAAGTGTAATAATAGAGTAATGCTGTGACACATATCTGACAGTCTATCCAGCGTGGCCGATCGACGGTGCCGGCATATTCGTTGCAATCTGTATATTTGACCCACCCCCTATAAACCCTTGTTTTTAAGGGTTTCGACCCCGCCGAGAGCTATTTTCTACCCGAAAATAGGTAGTATGGCGTGGTAGGCTATTCCACCCTATGTGCGTATTTCTATATGTGGTAACTAGTTGTGGCAACCCGATTTGCTAGTATGTCCCTAGCAGATAGGGACAAGATAGGGACAAGAAATGCATCAATATGACACTATTTTATCGGCAGAGTGTAGTCAATGTGACTACACAATGTTTATATAAGTGCTACACTATGGTATGCTTGGTATACCACGTTAACAGTATGCACATACATACCGTGCCCACGTATTGGGCAGTGTATACTATTTGTGCCTAATTATTAGGCAATAGTACAGAATAATGGGCCATTTTGGTATACCAAGCTGCTTAAATAGTGGGCATACTTGGTATACCAAGCGTAGTCAATATGACTACGTAGTGTAGTCAATTTGACTACACCCGGCACCCGGCACCCGGCACCCGGCACCCGGCACCCGGCACCCGGCACCCGGCACCCGGCACCCGGCACCCGGCACCCGGCACCCGGCACCCGGCA